ACGCTGCTGCTGGCTGTGCTTCAGTAGAGGAGATGGTTGATCAGGCTATGGAGTCTGAGGAACTGCAACTCAAACAAATGCTGAACTTTATTAAGAACACAAATTTGCTAACTAAACTAAAGGTTCAAGACTGGGCTGGGTTTGCCAAGGGATATAATGGTCCTGCCTATGCTACGAATCAATATGATACCAAATTGGAAGCAGCTTACAATAGGTATGCATAATGGGCTTACGAATGTCAGAGCAACTGCTTCGTCATACGATGCAGCTTTATGTCGATGCCAATAAGAACTTTTCGTTGGCAGCTAAACTTAATAAAATACCAAGAGAAACATTCCGCAGTAGATTGGAAAGAGCTAAGGAAGTCCTTGATGAGAAAGACTTTAGGCCAGCTATTGATTGGACCTATCCTCAATCTTTCTCGATTGATATGGCTAATAAGACTGCGTTGATTGGTGGTGATGCTCATGTCTGGCCTGTTGGTCCATCTCCAATGTGGAAAGCCTTCTGTGAGATAGCACATAAGACTCGTCCTGATTGCATCATCCTTAATGGTGACATGCTAGATGGTGCTCGTGTCAGCCGACATAGCAAAATGCTTGGCAGCAGAGCACCCAAACTTGCTGATGAAATTAATGAGCTACACAGGTGGCTTAAAATGCTTCCATTTGCGGAGCATACTCATTGGACTATTGGCAATCATGATATGCGGATAGATAACTATCTTGCAAACAACGCGCCTGAGTTAGAGGATTATGCGGGTCGCTTGCAAGATAGGTTTCCTAACTGGAAGATGAGTTACTCTGTGATGTTGAATGAGGTTGAGGTTCGTCATCGGTTTCGTGGAGGCATCCACGCTGCATGGAATAATGCACTTCACTCAGGAGTCTCGATTGTAACAAGTCATACTCATCAGTTACAAGTTTACGCAGTTCGGAATCGAAATGGTTCTCACTGGGGGATTGAGGTAGGGATGCTAGGCGATCCAAAATCGCCTGCATTTGAATATACAGAAGGTGGCCCGTCTCGTGTAATGGAAGGATTTGTTCTCTTAACATTTGACGAAGATGGTCATCTACTTCCTCCTGAGTTTTGTGAGATGGTAAGAGGCCGACCCGTCTTCCGTGGTCAATATCTATTCTGATTATAAGCAAAATCATTTGTGCAGCAAAATACAATACGCCTCCTGTAAGAAGGCCACCGATATACATCTGCTCTGATTCGCTCATCACTTACCTCTTAATGCTTCACTAGCTCTTTCTTTGTAGTCATTTACTGAATGGTAGGTGGTGCTTGCTAACTCACGCAATTCTTCACGCAATCGTTCAATCTCATTAGCAGCTTCACGGTGCAGCGGGTCGCCTAAAAAAGCATAGGCATCTTCCAGTTTTGTAACAATATCCATACGCTTGCTCTTGAATCCAGTCATTGCTCCAACCTATTTCGCTTGATGTGTGCAAGATAACCACTAAGGATTGTTGTATGGTCCTTGCCAAACTTCTTTCCTATCTGTGGCAGTGACATGTTGGTTTCTCTGCGAAGAAGATAGTAGGCTTCTTGCCTTGCAAATGTCAGATTGCGTTCTCTTGATTTGCTTTTAAGAAACTCTTCAACTGGTTTGTCTATACGCATAGCAATTTTTTCTACGATCAATCTCCAGTTAGATTTAAGATCATTAACAATCTCTCTCTCTAGATTGACAAGCATAACCATATCTTCTGCTGTTTGTTTGATCTTTAGAAGTTTGCTTACCTCTTTGTTTTTTGCATATCTATATCCTGCTTGATTAAGTCTCTGCCTTACTTCTTTGTAATGATCAACAAGATCAACTGTCTGTTCCATTTTGTATATCCATATTCTCTTTATTCTTCTGACGCTTAGGCTTTGCTTTGCGGCTTGGCAATATCTTTGGATAATGGATCTTCCATTCTAAACTCTTTGCGTAGATATTCTTTGATGCTGATTTCTTCTTCATGTGATACCTCTGCACCTATGCCGGCATATCCAGCAATGTCTACCCATGAATCATTATGAAGACCATTTGATGTTTGCAACCTTACAATCTTCTGTATGATTTCGATGACACATACATCATGTGGCTGAACATCAACTCCCAAATATGCAGTTAGCATATCTGCTACCTTCTTAAAGTTTTCATATGGTGATCCATATGTATCTTCACGCTGCTCAACGGTTTGAAAAGCTAGCCGCAATACATCTTCTTTTTTCATGTTAGTCCCTTATAAAGCTGACTGTTTGTAGTTCTTCCATAATACGCTTCAATGCAAACTGAACAAGAGCCAACTCATCTATCAACTCTTTGCATTTAAGTTTATCAATCCTATTCACAATATCTTTTGAGTAGCGATTGACCAGCAGTTTATGTGCTTTGTCAAAGTGTTCTGCATGTAGGCAGTCTGGATCTTTGGCAATCAGATCTTTGCTCTTCTTCAAGCCAACGATAACTGTTGAGTGGTCAACGCCAAGTGATCTTGCAATGCGTGACTTGCCAATTGCCATAACATCATATGCCAGATGCACTGTGAGAGCACGAGCATATGATGTTACACGATCACGCTTCTTTGCAAAGATGTCATTGACTTCCGTACATGTAACATCTGCCACAACATCGGCCACATTTCTTACCGTGATCATGCTGCTTCACTTTTCTTCATACTAAAGTTTGAGATATACTCTGCTGCTTTGCTTGCAAGAGATGCTGCGCTCACGATAGCAGTGCTATTTTGTTTCATGATCTTGAGCCAGCCATTAAGATATTTGGCATGGTCATCACGCACATTATTGGAGATACCCCAGTCTGCTGAAAGAAATGCAGCACCAAGTTCGGCAACAAGTTCTTCATATGCGTAGTTGTCACTGCCATACTTGGTAGATAGTTCACGATCAAGACGGTTCTTTGCACCAGTCCAATGCACTAACTCATGGAATGAGGTTGAGTAGAAGTAACCAGCACTATGGAAGGTATCAATATCTGGCATGAGGATCTTGTCTACAGATGGAATGTAACAAGCCGTATCACCACCATATGATATAGTTGCATTGGTTGCGGCGATGAACGACTCGATCTCCACATTGCGTTCATTGGCTCCTTCGCTACTTGGCGGCTTCGGTTCCAATGACCGCTCACCATCTACTTGCTCTGCATTGAACACATAGGCTGTCGATGCAAAGACTACATTGCGTTTAGTGCCATCGTCCTGCTCTTTGTCTGATACATTGTAGCGCAGGATAGGCGTTCCCTTTGCTCCCTTCTTTACCCTGCAGTCCATTATAGCCCATTGTTTGAACGTGGCCCAGCGCGTTGATGCAAAGCCATTGTTGATGCCACTGGCCCAGCACATGAGGATGTTTGATCCGTTGTATCTTTGCAATGTGTAGGCATTGGTCGGGGTCTTGAAGCCCGTCTTGCGCCAAGGCGGACTCCATGTTCCTGCGTCATCGAGCATGTTGATGAGCGTGTTTGTTACCTGTTGGTATGGATTTAGCTTTTCCATTCGTTGCTCCCTATGTCTACTTTTAAACCATAACAATCATATGGTCCTTTGTATTCTTCTGGCACTGGCATATGTGCAAGATTGTAATGGTATGCAACATCTCTTTCGCATGTGGCTAAAAGTTCCATGCCATTCAGTGCTATCCTATAACGATATGTGTTGCCATAGTGAGCACCACCAATCTTCATTGGCTCGATCTTCTCTACTGAAATATACATTATCTTCTCCTTTGTGTGGGTGGGGGAATTGCTCCCCCCTTGTTATACGATGTTATGCGATAGCGTTTTGATCGTCTTGCCTGAGTCAAGTTTCACATGGATTGATCGTGAAGTTATCTTCGAGATTGTTCCCATGCCTTTGTTTGGCTCGACATAAACACGCTGACCTTCTGCTAGAATCCTAAACGAACCGTTAGGATCTATGTCTGGTATAGTCATAACAATGTCCTGCATTAGAATGGCATGTCCTCTGCTGATACAGAATCGCGTGGCAGTTCTGTTGTCTGCTCTCCACTTTCTGCTTTGCCAAGCAGATGGATTTCTCCTGAGAAAGCGTTGACAATAATATCAACTGCCATCTTCTCTTGTCCGTTCTTATCCATATAAGTGCGCTTACCTACAGTTCCTTCGACATAGATCTTGCTGCCTTTCTCAGCATACTTGTCAAGGAACTGTGCCTTCTTGTCATTGAAGCAAGTCACATCCCACCATGTTGTTGCCTTGCCATCTGTCTTGGACCAGCCTGTTGTAGCAACGGAAAACTTTGCAAACGATTTGCCATCGCCGCTCTGTTTGATCTCAGGCTTCTTACCGATGTTACCAACGAGTGTAATCTTAGCCAGCATTTTTTAGTTCCTCTTGTTTGGCTGCATACTTCTGACGCAGCATTGCCATCTCTGCCTTGCCCAAATGCTCGGCATTGGTTTTAATTTGTGCTGCCACATTGCTAAGATCATCAGTCGTGACACACAGATCGATTGCAACTTCGAGAGTTTCAGTCAGCATCTTGTTGTTAAATTGCGCGTCCTGATTCTCATCTGGATCATCGCCCGTCTCAAGGCCGAGTGTCTTCAGCAGTGCATACTTGACGGCATATGACATAGCCTTGCCAGCACCCTTGTCTTGATCGTCAATGCCATAGCCAAATGACATGACATCAATGCAATCATCTGGATGATCAATGTTAACAAAGCGCATGGTCAGCAAGCAGTGTGTACGATTGCCGATCTGCTCATAGTTAAGATGAACGATATGATAGATGATCCCTTCTGCTAGCAGAGCAGGACGTACCTTAGCTGTTACTGAGTCATGCGATACAATCGAGTAACGCATACCCTGCTTCTTTTCTTTCTGGATATAATCGACCTTGCCCATTGCTGCTGCAAGACGTTGATGCAAATTCTTAGTAGTCATAGTCATCTCCAAATGTGTGTGATCCATAGTCTTCATCAGTTCCAAAGCCAGCAGATGCAAGTGCAGATGCATGATCTCCATCTGCAAGATTGTCTACGTCTGGCTCATCGTATTCATCTCTATGCTCTTGTAGTTTTCCCATTATATCACTGCCAAGTTTGACAAGTTCTTTGACATCAGAGAACAAAAGTTCTGTTGCTATGTCTTCAAGATATGCTTCGATCTCATTCATTGTCATGGCTTATAGTCCTTATGAATCCAAACAGTATGCTCTCTGCCGAATGTATCATCGGCATGTTTACGAGTTGTGCCAGAGTTAACAATGATACCTTCTCTTGTTGCCTCTGAACGTCTTGCTCGATAGGTGGATTTGATAGTTCCAAAGTGCTCATTCATTTCAACATCGGTAAAGCCTGATGCTCCAACCTCACGAGCATAATCAATGATACGATTATGAAAGATAGATAGGTGAGGATAGATTGCTTCTGCTGCCATGATGCTAGTTGGCTGTGCATGTCTACGATATAGTTTGAATGAATCGTCCATCTTATTTCTCCTTGGCTGCTCTGATGGATATACGACCACGCTTGTCACGCTTGGCTATAATGCCAACGCCATAGGCTTCACCTACATTGTCAGCGATAAGACCACGCAATGTTTCCTTGGCTGTGTCATGCTTCTTGGATGCGTTGATAGTCTCGGCATAGTCAATGGCTGCGCTTGTCCATTCGTTATTGTTTTCCATATCAACGATGATCAGGTTATCAACTGGAATAAGTTCGACTGACTTTTCAATGCGCTGAAGTTCTGCGTTTGGGACAATCTCAGGCTCAACTTTATTCTGAAGATGCCACCAGAACGCCTTCTCCATCTTGAACAACTGAAGCTGATACTCTGGATCATAATCAACACGGATCATATTAGGTTCTGTGTTACCGCAGATAACACTGAACATGCAGTGTCTCCTCTTAGTCACCATCATATAGTGTTGAAGTTGTGGCATATAGTAACGCGCTTTCTCGTAGCTATTGGCATGGCTACCAGAGTGCTTGACTTCGATGAATGTATCTTCTGACTTAATCCAGCCATCGAGATGGGCAAACATCCAAGGCTCATCTTCATGTTCGATGCGACCCATGCATACATCAATCTCAAGATTGTTATTACGCGCAAGCCATTGAAGATGAAAGGATTCTGTCCATATACCAAGTTGGACTTTGAATATATTAGACAGATCTACTGGCTCGTCGATGCCTAGCTTCTCACGATAGAGAGAGTTCCAATCGCCAGCCATGATACGCATTGCATCAGAGCCACCGATACCGTTTTCACGGTTCATTGTAATAGCCATAGTTATTAGTCTCCTTTGTGTATAGTGTGTATTGTGTAGCATATTCGCAGTTGTGTCAACCAAGTTTCTTTAGTCGTTTAAGATTGCTTTCTGCTGTTGTAAATCGTTTGACCCATGTATCGAGTCGGTCTGTTATAGGTGCAGCAGCCGTCATAAACTCAGCAATCAGTGGCATGTTAGGCCACTTATGTTCACGACAAATCTTGCGACATGCTTCTTTAAAAGAGATAGATGGAATTGATTCCAATGATTGCAGATAGATATTATAACCCATACCATCAGGGATCTGTGCTCTGAACACACGAGCTATAGCTTGCAATGATTGATGAATCTCATCTGTCGAAGCTGGATCTTGGAGCCGCCTCATAGAGAGGAGGGCGGCGACAAGAGACTGCTCGACTTCATTAATGTCTGCTTCTTCTGGCAGACTGTGCTTCATATTAAGATAAGTTATCTTGTAGTTTAGATCGTCTGATATGATTGTCTTCAGCCAATCTGGAACTGGAACCACATAGTTTATTGGATCCCTGTTAACATATAGATCTGTCATATATTCTCCTATGGTATTCTATCTTCCCAATGATCTACCTTTCCTGCTGGGATCTCATTGATCTGTAACTCATACAGTGCTTCAACAAGTTTCTTCTTCATTGTGTATACGTCAGTGACCATACCCTTCACATCTTCCACAACGATTTTATCAATGTTCCCACTATCAGTAAGTACAGCGTAAATAAAATCAGCTCTATAGTTAGCAATGTGTTTACCTTTAACCACAATCTGATAGGTAGGTTGAAGTTCTAATCTACCTATCTTGCCTTGCTCTTTCATTGATACCAATTGAAGATACCGTTTACCTTCTGCACCAGAAGCAAACCAATGCCCATTGATATGTTCACCTTGAGCATTATACTTACCCTTGCGAGGAGATACTGCTGCCACTTTTTTATTAACAGAACCTTTAGGACGGGCCATTAGTTTACCTTCTCAGTTACAAGTTTCAAATTAAGAGCAGCACACCAGCACATAATGTAGAAGGATGATGGTAATCTAACACCACTCTCCCACTTGCTGACCAGTCCACTTGAAACACCAATGTCATTGTTCAATTCTTCCTGACTTAATCCCTGTCTCTCTCGTTCACGAATGAGTTCAGTGATTAGATCTTTATAGAATGTTTCTTCAACTAATGTTGGTGTTCTCATCGAAACTTTCTTTGGCCTTTTCACGGAGTTCTTCCAAAGCGCGAGAGACTTTGAGTGCTGTAGAGAGTCGCATGTCTTGTCCATATTTCACCCTATAGAATGTGCTATCTGGCACACGCGCTAACTTAAACGCAGACTTTAGATCCACTCCATACTGATAGGCTTTTAGTTCTAACTGAAGAACGTATGAGTTGATTAGCATAGTTACCTCCACTGCGATAATGCTACTGCACTACCGCAGTGAAGGCAAGAGATATTATTAGAGAACTGCTGCTTCATTCTCCTCGGCTTCTTCAAGCATTGCCCTGATCTTTTCTGTTCGATCAAGTTCTCCCTTGACAATCATGTCATTGATCTCAGACTGAGTTGCTAACTTGATTGATGGTGGTGGAACTGGCTTGCCTTTGCTGTTGGTCTCAAGCAATGTCCCCCATCCTTCTTCAGTATACATAGTGTCTGAGTTGAACAACAGATTGAATGCCTCAACATTCTTACCAGTAAATTCAATAACGCCTTTGTCTGACCAGCTTGTGCTGATGATCATGTAGGTTTTCATGGTAGTTCTCCTGTGTGTTTGGTTGATTAGCCGAATGTAATTTCAATAGTTGTGCCACGAAGAAGTGTCTCAGCATCAATGTTAGATACTTCTTCTTCTACAATTTCTCGTGCAATCTCTTCACAGATTTCACGAATACGATCTTCTCCTAGATAGTGATCTTCAATTACCTCCTTTACCATCTTTCTGATGTGATCATCCATCTCCTCCATGTTAGTACTATCGAAGTATGATTTAATAATCTCTACGATGTATGACTTCATGGCTGACATTGCCTCGTTGGCAATCAGTTGTTCACGATTCGTTATCATTGTCAGTCTCCTTTACCATGCCGATAATAATTTGAAGTGTGTCTGTGTCGTAGCCTTCAAAGCGTTCTTCTGTATCATAATAAACCCACTGATAAAAATCTTTATCATTCAAGGATTTAAGATACTCGAACTCTTTATCTGTTAACCATTTGATACAGTGTTGACGGATCTCATTCTCGATCTCCTGTCCTTCTGATCTCATACTGATATTCATTGCTGCCTCCTTATGGCATCAGTAAATAGTGATCGATTGCCATGCCAATGAGGAACAACCACATCAGCATACTGATTAATTCAAAGCCATTCATAATCATTCTCCGCATAGTCTGCTGCTTCTTCAAGCATGAAGTTCATCTCACGCTCAGTGATTATGCCATGCACATATAGCATGAAAGCATGGTTAAACATATCTGCGTTCATATCAATTCTCCTGTGTGATTTACTTTACTGCTGCCAACTTTTGTCGGTCAGGTTTTCTCAAGCGCAAGTGCATGTGACTCGCTTCCCCCAGCCTTGCGCCCTTCTCTCTGAGCGTGAGTGCTAACGGAACGAAAAAAAAGGGATGAGTGTCTGTCTAGGACACCCATCCCTCAGTTAGTTAGAGTGTGCCGTTAGAGCGGCGTGGTTCGAACGAGACACCCAGCATATTCGCTAACTCGGAAGCTGCTGTAGATGTCTGTTTGTTCTGGGTCGGAGTCTTGAAGTTAACTGGTGCATTGTAAGTGAAGGGCTTGTCTGAGAGCAGATCGTGTCTGGCAACGAAGACCTTCAGTGCCAACTCAGCTGCGTGTTTGCAATCCTGTATGCGAGTCAGCTTGTCTTTGACCCGTGTGAAGTTACCTTCCCAGATCTCGACCCCGTTCTGTGCCTGCTCAATCAGGTTCTTGGCCTCGACCCGCAAGGCATCTTCTTGGTCGTCGAAGTAGCGGATCTGCTTGGTCAGGTTGTAGCACATCCCGTTAAGAACCGAGATCTGTGTAAACTCAAGACCGTTGTAGTTCTGCACTACTCCCTGCTTGTCTGTGTATTGGACTGGATAAGAGAAGAAGTTATTAAGGC